TGGAAGTAGCTACGGCCTATAAGGATTGGTTTCCGCGTATGTGCGAATATGGATTTGTTGAGGGTCAGGACTTCAACCCGCTCATTTTTGAGCAGGTTCAAACCGAGGGCAATAGGGAAGTTAAAAGGCAACTGATAGACCACATTATAAAAATGGACATGGCAAAAGAAATCTGCATGTTGCAACGCACCGAAAGGGGCAAGCTCGCAAGGCAATATTTCATACAGATTGAAAAGGAATACAACAATCCTGAGAAGATCATGGCAAGAGCTTTGCGCATAGCAGAGCAGGAGCTTAGCACTTTGAAAATCAAAGCTGAAGAAATGAAGCCAAAAGCACTATTTGCCGATGCAGTATCGGCAAGCCACACATCAATACTGGTCGGCGACCTTGCGAAGCTCCTCAGGCAGAACGGCATTGACATCGGAGCCAATCGACTCTTTGAAAAGCTGAGAGAAAAAGGCTTCTTGATGAAGTCCGGAAGTAGTAAGAATATGCCGACTCAGGCATCTATGGACAGGGGACTCTTTGAGATAAAAGAGGGTAGTTATATCAATAGCGACGGTGTGAATGTCGTCACAAAGACGACAAAGGTTACAGGCAAAGGGCAAGTATACTTTGTAAATCTGTTTTTAAATCACTAAAAAGGAGGGAGTGTGGTAGCGGAATATAATGGGATATTGCTTCACTTGACTGAAGGCGGTAAGCCGGCGATACGATACAGAGAAATTTGTCAAGCTATCAAAGAGGGCGACAGCTTTATGATAAATTACGATGCTTTTGATATGGACAGAACTATATACGTAAAAAGCATATGTCAAGCTGTGGTTAAAAAGAAGCACGGAAACTGGTTTGACTTGGAAATTATCGAAGAAAAGGAAGAGGTTATACAGGTCAAGAAAAAGAGAAAAGTCGTAAAAAAGAAAATTACACACAAGGCAAGCTATACGATAGGGCAAATTATTTCGGACAGCACAATCGGAATAATTTTATCTAATACAGACTTATCAAAGGCGCTTGAAAAGAGAAGTTTGAAAGATTTATTTGAGGATAGGGATTTGGGCAGGCAAATACTGACGGCTATAAAGAAAGATAGACGCACCTGCTTAGTATAAAGGAGAAGGATATGGAAGTAATAAGAAAGGGATATGTTGAAATTCCGACACTTATAAGGGGCACAGCAGAAGAAGAAAAAGAGAAGGCGCTCAGGTGCTTAGAGTCAAAGAATTTTGCGCTAAGCAAAGAGGTTGAGCAATTAAAGACTCAGGCGAAAAGACAAAGGCACCTGACGGCAGAGCTTGAAAAGTGGACTTATAGGACATTTGTGACGGTTGCAGCAGTTGATGTTGCTTTAGTAATTGCGTTGTTCTTTGCATTAGCGAAATAGAAAAGGGAGGGGATATGAAAATTAAGGGGTATATGAAGCCGTATACATGCAGTGAGCTTATGAGCAATCTCAAAAGAGACAAAAGAAAGCTTGCAGACTTAGAAAAGAGGTATAAGGAAGAAATTTCTGAGGGTTACAGAACTTTTGCATATGGGGCTTATGAGTGCTATGGATCCGATTTTGATTTATGGGAAGACAATCTTTTCAATTGGTATGTACCTAAAATCAGAAGCTTGGAGGCAAAAATTGATTACTGGCAAGGACGTATAAGAAAAAGACAATTTACACATAAAAGGAGGGAGCATGGCAAGGTTAGCGCCTAGCAGGGCAGAGATGATGGACAGGCAATTCAAGGCTGCATATCTGGCAGGTCTTGAGCTTAAAGGGTTAAAGACGAAAAACATCGCAAGGCTTATCGGGAAATGTGAAAAAACAGTGGCTCATAAAAGAGACAATCCGGGCGACATGACGGTGTTTGAACTCAGAGCAATAGCTGAGACGCTAGATTTTACAGCAGATCAGGTCGCAAGCATGATTTTAAAGGCATAAAGATGATAGAAAGAAAGATACTGGCCAGTCGTGAAGAGTGGCTAAGGCACAGAAGCCGAATAGGTGGCTCAGATGCCTCTGCGATTGTGGGATTGAATCCCTATAAGACAAATACAGACCTCTACTTAGAAAAGACGGGACAAAAAGAAAGCCCTGACATATCCGATAAGCCTTACGTGCTATATGGTACAAAGGCGGAGGAGCATCTAAGAGAGTTATTCAGATTAGACTTTCCACAATATCAAGTACAGTACTTTGATAACAATATGTACTTAAATTCAAAGTATCCTTTTGCTCACGCAAGCCTTGACGGTGAGCTTGCAGACGAGGACGGCAGAAGGGGCATACTTGAGATAAAGACAACAAATATTTTGCAGAGTATGCAAAAAGAGAAGTGGAGGGATAGGATACCTGACAACTACTTTATACAGGTTTTGCATTATTTAATGGTCACTGAATTTGATTTTGTAGTGCTCAAGGCACAGCTAAAAAGTGAATTCGGCGGTCAGATATACCTGCAGACTAAGCATTACTTTATCGAAAGAAGTGAGGTTGTGGGAGATATAGAGTATTTAGCAGAGGAAGAAGCGAAGTTTTGGAAGTGCGTACAGGCTAAAAGGATGCCCGATCTGATACTTCCTGATATATAAAAACCATTTTCCCGACATCGGGAAAAACGACCATTTTGGTGAGGTCAACAAAATGGTAAAAGAAAAGGAGGACTATGGAACTAAAAATATACAACCCAAGCGAAGAAAACGGCTTTTTAAAAGCGATTGAATGGAATTATGACGAACTCAAGGCGGAGTTATCGCAAAAGCTTGAAGATTACAAAGGCCTTGTATACACAGAAGAGCAGATAAAAGAAGCGAAAGCGGATAGAGCAAAGCTGAACGCCTTGGCGACTGCTATAGACAGCAAGCGAAAAGAGATTAAAAAGCAGTGTTTACAGCCTTACGAAGCTTTTGAAGCACAAATAAAAGACCTGCTTGCACTTATAAAAGAGCCGGTTACGCTGATAGATACGCAAATAAAAGATTTTGAGGAAGAAAAAAAGAAAAAGAAGCTTGAAGAAGTAAAAGAGCTTTTTGAAAAATTAAAGACTGAAGCAGGCGAAGAGTTGGAGTTTATAAGCTTTGAACAGGTCTTTGAAGATAAATTTTTAAATGCATCTACTTCCTTAAAGCAGGTTGAAACGGTCATAAATAATATTTTTAATTCTGTTAAGTGCAATCTTAAGACGATAGCAGAATTGAAAGATTACACTTTCGAAGCTACAGAAGTATATAAAGAGACTTTAAATCTCAATACAGCACTTGAAAAAGCAAAGTATATGGTCGATATGGCAGAGAGAAAAAAGGTCGAAGAAGAAAAAAGGGAGCAGGAGAAGAGCGAAGAAATCAAAGAGGTTGCTCCGGATCCACAGCAGGAAGCAGAAGAACCTGCTGCAGATGTAAAAAGAGAGTGGACAGCGTTTGAAGCATATTTAAGCGCTAAAGAAGCAAAGATGTTAGCCGCATGGCTAAAGTTAAATAATATCAAAATTAGGAGGATATAAAAATGGCAGTACAAAATAGTTTAGTAGCAAAAAAGAAAGCGACAGGCTTCACAGCATACCTGACAGCAGATGCGGTAAAGGAACAAATTAACAAGGTTGTGGGCAGTAAAAACGGCACAAGGTTTATAAGTTCCATAGTGTCGGCGGTAAATAATAACAAGGAATTACAGACCTGCAGTAATTCGAGTATCTTATCTGCTGCACTACTTGGCGAAAGCCTTAATCTTTCACCAAGTCCACAGCTTGGCCAATATTACCTTGTGCCGTTTAACAACAAAGATGGCAAGGTGGCACAATTCCAGCTTGGCTACAAAGGTTATATACAGCTTGCAATCAGGTCAGGACAGTACAAAAAAATCAATGTGCTTTCAATAAAAGAGGGCGAGCTTGTTCGATATGATCCTTTAAATGAGGAGATAGAAGTCAACTTGATAGATGACGAAGAGGAAAGAGAAAAGGCGGCTACAATCGGATATTATGCAATGTTTGAGTACACGAATGGCTTTAAAAAGGCTATGTACTGGAGCAAAGCAAAGATGGAGGCTCATGCGATAAAGTACTCTGCCGGATATGCAGCAGATAAGAGAAAAGGCAATCAGTATACTTTCTGGTCGAAAGATTTTGACGGAATGGCCTATAAAACTATGCTCAGGCAACTTATAAGCAAGTGGGGAATTATGAGCATAGACCTTGTAACTGCTATAGATGCAGATATGGCAATCGTGAACGAGGACGGTAGCAAGTCATATGTCGAAGTTGAGGAAGAAGTGAATAATTATACAGAAAATGAGCCCGAAAAAATCATTGACGGCGAAGTAGTAGAAAAGGCAGAAGAAGCAAAAGAAGAGAGTAATCAGGACGACGTAGCCGCTGCACTTTTCGAGCAATAAAGACATCAGGCAAAGGACTCACAAAGAAACTATAAACATTGCTTAAAGACTAGGTATGTACAAATTTCTTTTATGTGTCACGACTTAAAAAGTGGGTTCTTTGCTTTGATATAAAGGAGTTGCAATGGGTAATCGAATGATTAAAGAGTCCATTAGGACGGACAAGCAAGTAAATGAGTTAAATGATTTTTGCTTTAGGCTTTGGACTTATCTACTCACATATGTAGACGACTATGGCAGAGGTAACGCAGATCCGGATTTGCTAAAAGGCTTTTGCTTTGCAAGGCGAAAAGACGTCACAACAAAGCATATAGAAAAAGGCCTTGAAGAGTTGCAAAGTGTAGATTTAATAAAGCTTTACAGGGTTGAGGATGAAGTGTATTTATACTTCCCGACTTGGGAAAAACATCAAAGGATACAGACAAAAAAATCTAAGTGTCCTGAGCCTATTGATACTGAAAAAAACTTTCACACGGTGGTTCACGGTGGAATAGAACTTTCAACGGTGAGTAACGGAAATCCACCGCCTGAAACCAATAGAAACCAAGTAGAAATAGAAAAAGAAACCAACTCTAAACCAATTATTAATAACTATAAGCGCGGAGCCAAAAATATCAAGGTTGTGGAGGTGGAAGAAAATAAAGCGGTTTTTGAGCTTTGCACAAACACGGGAGAGGGCTATCCGTTTTATCAGAACGACATAGATAGCTATAAAAGCCTATATCCTGCGGTTGATGTAGAGCAGGAAATGAGAAAGATGATAGGGTGGCTAGACGCTAATCCGACTAAGCGAAAAACAAAGTCGGGTATGAAGCGCTTTGTCAATGCGTGGCTTGCAAGACAGCAGGACAGCGCAAAGCCTGCAACCGCACCTGCTGCAAGGTCAAAATTTAATAATTTTGAGCAGAGAAACGATGAGATAGATACAGAGATGAATGACAAATTTTTAAGAGAATTGAAGGTGATCAAGGGTGGATAAAAAGATAGTTAAATTCACAGTACCCGGCAAGGCAGTAGGCAAACAGCGACCTAGATTTTCAAGAACTTACACAGGCGTAAGGACATATACTCCACGCAAGACACAAGAGTACGAGGATCTAGTCAGGATATCTTACAGAGCTGTAAGCAAGCAAAAGCTTGAGGGCGCTATAAGTGCGACTATATACGGCTACTTTGAGCCTCCGAAGTCGATAAGCAAGAAACAGCGGGAGCAGATGCTCAAAGGTGATATAAGCTACATCAAAAAAATAGACAGCGACAACTTAGCTAAAAGTATCTTAGACGCGCTGAATGGGGTAGCCTATGATGACGATGCGCAAGTATGCTTGCTTATCGTGCAAAAGCTTTACGCTGAGACGGCAAGAGTGGAAGTTGTGCTTGAAGAAATAGGCGAATAAATATCAAACAATTAAATGGCGCTACAAAATGCCCTAAAATCAATTTTTATGTCAAAGTGGATAAAAGTATCGCTAAGGCAATAAAAATGTCTTCTAGGCATACTGTGGCTAAAATTAGGAGCATATAAGACGAATGAACAAAGTTAAATATATCAAGTGCAGCAGTTCTGATGAAGCTATCGAGATTATGCACAGGTTGACAAAAGAGAACAAGGATACAGATTTCTGCTACAGAAAAGATGGAAAAAGTGGACTGTGGGTGGAAGTCAGAGAGGAGAAAGAATGAGAATATACCTATCCGGCCCGATCACGGGCATAAAAAATTACCTGCTGAATTTTCTAAGGGCTGAAAACACTATCAGGTCGCATAAGAAATTTAAGCGCTGTGATGTAGTAAACCCTGCACGGCTTGGAAATGTCCTGCCATACGGCACTCACAAAGAGTACATGGAACTCTGCTACAGTCTTGTGGGTATGTCCGACAAAATGGTCATGCTTGCAGGGTGGCAGCAGTCAAAAGGCGCAAAACTTGAGAAGAAAATGGCCGAGGAGATGGATATGGAGATTTACGAGTTACAGGAAGATGGCGAAGTAAAACCCTTGTTTAAGAATGAATATATATGCAAGGGGAATGAAATAAAATACTATGCGTGAGGTGGAAATGGACGAAGGAAAAGAGAAAGCTAAAAAAGTTTGGGAGTTACTTAGTGAAACTACTTATGGATTAGACCAAAACCGAAGAGGGTACGAAGATATAGAAACACTAAAAGAATGGATTCAAAATAAAAACGTTTATATTACTTTTCATTCTGAAGGATGGAGAGGCGGAGAGTTTTTTCCGAATTTGCCCACCTCTGACTTTATAGATATGTCAAAAATAGCTATAGACGTGATTTATAAAAGATTAGAGCAGAGAAATGCTGAAGCGTTGAAATGCTTAAAAGAGATACAGGAAATATTGACGGAGATAGAAGAGGCAACAAATGAAGGGTGACATTAAACACAATGCAGAAGGTTATAAGGACAGCACAGCCTACAAGGCAATAATGTCGATAGAAGAAGCGAAGAAAAGAAAGATGAAGGAGCAGGCCGAACATGACAAACTTGTACAGCATATCAAGTATGTTGTTGAGCTTGCAGGGTTTAAGCTGACTGACAGAGTGAAGCTTGTGCATAAAGAGAGTAGAAGGAGGTATGAATAAGTGGAGCTAAGCGAATTAAAGGCAAAAGTCTTAGAGATTTTTGAGATTACAGAAGTAAAAGACTTAGGGTCTGTACTGATGAAAAATCTTGACAATTGCGAGAAAATGCAAGCATTTGAAGAGGCTGTAAATGGCGACTTGTCAAAAGATTGGTTGCAAAAGATTTATCAATATCACGAAGCGGACCGCAAAGAAAAGAAACAAGACTATACACCGGCAAGCCTTGGCAAGCTTTTGGCTAGGCTATCAGGTGAGAGTGATGTTGTAATGGATCTTTGCGCAGGCAGTGGCGCATTGACTATTCAAAAGTGGAATGAGAACCGCAATCAAAGATTTTTGCTATACGAATTAGACGAGAATGTAATCCCATATTTGCTGTACAACTTAGTGATAAGAAACGTAGAGGCTACAGTGATGAGGGCGGATGTATTAAAAATTGAAGTATACGAAAGTTGGAGAATTGAGAAAGGAGAAAAGTATGGGAAGTGTATTACTATCAAATCCGCCGTATAACCTGAAATGGGAGCCGCCAATTATGGCAGGGTTTGACCTGAGATTTGTGGATTATGGCGTACCGCCGAAAAACAATGCGAATTATGCTTTTGTGCTTACAGGTGTAAACTTAGCCGATAAGTCTTGCTTTTTGTTACCGCTTTCGGTGTTGAGTCCAAAGCAAGTAGAAAGCGACATAATAAAAATACTTGTAGGCGATAATTACCTTGAAGCGGTCATATTACTGCCGGGTGACATGTTTGAGTCTACAAGCATACCTGTTTGCATCTTGTCTTTTAATAAAAATAAGACTACGAAAAAAATTGCTTTTGTAGATGCAAGAGAAATGGCCGAAAAAGAAATCAGGGAGCAAAGAGGACAATTTGGCGGAGCTTCACATGAAGGTAGGGTATACAAAAAAGAAGTCAATGTATTGAGTGATGAAGCTATAGATAAGATAGATGCAATTATAAGAAACTGCGAGGACATAGAAGGGATATCTAAATGCGTAAGTATAGACGCAATAGCAAGTAAAGATTACTCAATAAGGCCTCAGGACTACATAACATCCGCTGAGGCGGAAGAGGTGCGCAGAAGTTATAAAGACATAGCAAGTGACTACAATCGCATAATGCAGAGCAAAAACGCGCTTAAGATTACAGTAAATGAGACTTTGGCTAAAACCCTAGGACTATACAATGCATATGCAAATAAAAAAGAAAGTGATATCGAGAAAAGTTTTAAGGTGGTGGGCGAAAAAGCAGATAAAGAAGATTATATATCTCTCACAAAGTCTGCAATTTTTAAAATCGAATGTAGAAGCGACAAAGCATTTCCTGAATTGCTTATCTTATTTATATCAATGTGGAAGCAACATATAATGTTTTTGAACAACGAAGAAAATAAGATTTTAGCAGAATTCAGGGATGCACTACTGCCGGATCTGATGCAAGGGAAAATACAAGTCGAATAGGATAAGATAGAGGAGAGAGAAAAATGAATGTATTAATAGCTTGCGAATGCAGCCAAACGGTCTGCAAGGAGTTCAGGGCATTAGGGCACGAGGCTTACAGCTGTGACATAGAAGAGCAATACGGAGGACATCCGGAATGGCATATAAAGGGCGACTGCCTTGGAATTCTTGAGGGGGGCAGATGTTTAAGACAGAGGACGGAAGCGCTCACAATATAGATAAGTGGGATTTAATAATTGCACATCCACCTTGTACATATCTAAGCAATGCAGCGACAAGAAGCCACAGCCTGAAAGGTGCTACACTTGAGCAAATCAACGCAAGGACGGCAAAGAGGATACAGGCACAAGAATTTTTTATGAAATTTGCAAATGCAGATTGCGAAAAGGTGGTGATAGAAAACCCTGTTGGGGTGATGAATACAGTTTATCGAAAGCCCGACCAAATTATTGAGCCATACCAATTTGCAGAGTCCGAAGATGATAAAGAAAATTATGTAACAAAGAGAACTTGCCTGTGGCTGAAAGGACTAAAACCCTTACAGGGCAATAGCTTACCTAAGCCGAACAATGCCGAACTATACGGCAGATGGTCAAACGGGAAAGTTGGATGTTGGCATGAGATACAGGGGCAGAAGAACAAAGCAACAGTGAGAAGCAAGACATTTCCGGGCATCGCAAGAGCGATGGCGGAGCAGTGGGGTAAGTAGCTTGAGAGAATTTAAAAATGCGGACTGCATGGAAGAGATGATAAAATTTCCAAACGACTATTTTGATGTTGCAATCGTAGATCCGCCGTACTTCTCGGGTCCGGAAAAAAGAAAATATTACGGAAGAAAAGTTAGTCCAATTGGAGTACAGAGGATATACGAGACGAGCGAGGCTTGGGACGTTCCGCAAAAAGAGTATTTTGAAGAATTATTCAGAATCAGTAAACAACAAATAATTTTCGGATGTAATTATTTTGATTATAAATTCGGTTCAGGAAGAATAGTTTGGGATAAGTGTAACGGCAAATCTAGTTTTTCGGATTGTGAAATTGCATATACATCATTTCATGACAGCACAAGACTTTTTAGGTATATGTGGAATGGCATGATGCAAGGAAAAAGCGTAGAAGAAGGATGGATACAGCAAGGAAATAAAAAACTCAATGAAAAGCGAATACATCCAACTCAAAAGCCTGTAAATCTTTACAGATGGTTGGTTAGAAAATATTTAAAGCCGGGGCAGTTAGTCATTGATACACATGTTGGAAGTGGTTCTAGCCTAATAGCATTTGAAGAATACGGACTACAATATGTCGGATATGAGATAGATAAGAAATATTACGACATGGCAGAATTGAGAATTGAGGAGCGAAGAGGGATAAAATGATGGAAGATAATTTAAAAGAACTTGTTAGGATTCAAAGACAGAAATATAGGATTATATCAAGGGCAGAGGAAATACAAAACGTTATAAATTCAATAAAGCTTCGACATAATTGCAGCATAAGTGTGCGGAATTACAGTTTTCCTCAAGGGACTGTAGACGAAAATGTTGCAATTGGGCACTGTGACAATGACTGCATTGACGAGGATGATGTTTGCAAGGATATAATCGAAGCGCTTAACTTGGTAAGGGACAAGTACATAAAAGCGTTTGAAGAGTTAGATGCAGAGGTGAGAGCATGAGAAAAATAGTTGTATATCTGAATGACGGAGCATTTGGCATATCTATAGACGACAACGCTTCAGACAAAGAAATCAAAGAAAAGGTTCTTGAGGAAGTCATAGA